TAAATATATGAGACAGAGAATTTTCGGAGAATGTAATCCGAAACGCCAAGTTACTTATCAGAAATATCTTATGTGTAAATTGCTTGCCTTTCTGTTGATTGGTATTCCTGAGAAAGATATTGTATTCTTTTCACATGATGAAATTGTTATAGATGATACAGAAAAGACTTATATATACTATCCATTCGTGGAAGAATGCATAAATAAATATAATATATCAACCAACGTAAAAATGAGAATAGAAAGATTCCAGTTAAAACATCTCGGTGAAGATGTAGGATATGCGAAAGTCTACGATAACGAAAGCAGATTCGATTTAAAATGTGTAGATAACGATTATATTCCTATGATATTCCGATTTATTCAAACTGGAAGGATTCTTGAAGAAGATTTGGCATTCTTCTATAAAGGCACTACGGCGAAATTTGCAAAAATACCAGATCAAATTCAAAGGTCAAAGCTATGCAGCGGAGATATAAGGTTGCTCAAACAGTGTGCGAAATGCGGTAGACTTATACAGGCAGGAATAGATAACGATACTTGCATTAGATGCTTCAGAGACGAAATGAATGCGAAGATGCATAAACAGGAAATGGAGTACATAAACAAGCTGCTCGGTTAGGAGGAAGATTATGGCACTTTCGGCAAAAGAAAAACTTGAGAAATTATTAGAATTTGTAAATAAAGAAGAAGATCTTCGGACAGAACTTTCTGTAAAAGCTATGGAAGAAGGAAATATAATGGCTATGCAGATTCATAATGCAGAAGCTTGTGCCTGTATGAAAACGCGACATACAATTGAAGATATGTTATCTCACAATGGAAGCTGTCCAGCGTGGGATAGTATGGAGTTTAATGAAGCATACGACCACCTCAAAAAAGGAAAGAAAATTAAATTGCCAGAGTGGAACGGATATTGGTATTGGTCTGATGATCGTAAAACAATTATGATCCATTGTGAAAATGGCAAAGAACTTGACATTCGAGATACTAAAAATACAGAGTACACGTTTGGCTGTATCGCAAGAAATGACTGGATGGTAATAAAAGATGAATGATAATGAAGAGCGTTGTAAAAACTGCAAATACTTTTCAACGTTAAAATTGTTCCAGAGATATGTCGCGACAATTGGTGGTCACGGAGCTGTTTGTGGTTGGAAAGTAGGAACAAAGTGTAATGTTATAAGCAAGAAAGAATACGGTTGTTGTACTGTATTCCTGGAAGAAGCAGGACGTATTTATGAAACGTGTTCT